GTATAAATTAGTTATGAAGATACTACAGTACGCTGGAGTATCGATAAGAGAGCAAGAGGTTGCTGCTTACGCATTAGGTCAAGAACAACACGAACAACCAACATTTAGTCAACAACAATAATTATGGCATACTTAACTGGCTATCAATACTATGAGAACGCTGGAAACTCTCCAGAGAATGAAAACTGGGGTACGTACCAGTATGTATCACTAAAGGATATAGTTAACAACTTTATGCTTATGTATGTTGGAAACCACAAACTTATTAATAATGTTGATAAGTACGAGGTTCTGTTTCACGCAAAGAGAGGTATTCAAGAGTTAAACTACGATGCCTTAAAAGAAATTAAGATTGTGGAGCTTAGTATATGTGACGACCTTAAGTTGGTCCTTCCACCAGACTACGTGAACTACGTAAGAATATCGTTGTACAAGGACGGTGTGCTAAGACCACTGACTGAGAACATTCAGACCAACTACAGTAACTCATACCTACAAGATAACAGCTGTAGAGTATTGTTCGATCAAGACGGAAACGTGTTAGAGGGTACATCTATATTAGACTACGACAGGATACATAAGTTAAACAAGAGCATCTACCTAGGTGACGGTAAGTTTAACGGACTAGAGGGTTACAACCTTGACGGTAAGTGGTACTTCAACCACACTATCGGGGCAAGATTTGGTTTGAATACAGAGACTGCAAACGTAAACCCTACGTACAGAATAGACAAGAAGTCAGGCGTTATAAACTTTGGATCAGGAATGGCTGGTCAGCTTTGTATACTTGAGTACGTTACTGACGGTATGGAGGGAGGGGATGACTCTGAGGTTACTATAAATAAGATGGCTGAGGAGTTCTTGTATGCATACATTAAGTATGTTGTACTTACAAACAAGTACGGAGTTCAGCAGTATGTAATTGAAAGAGCTAAGAAAGAGAAGACAGCCCTTCTAAGAAACGCAAAGATAAGATTGAGTAACATACACCCTGGAAGATTATTGATGAATATGAGGGGCAAAGATAAGTGGATTAAATAGGTATGGATTTAAATACTACGTTCCTTAAGGGTAGAATGAATAAGTCGCTTGACGAGAGAGTTCTTCCAGATGGAGAATATATTGACGCGTTAAATATAAGGATAGGATCTACTGAAAACAATAGCGTTGGTGCTATTGAGAACTCATTAGGTAACACTAAGATTACCTCTATTCTTTACGAGGGAAATCCTTTATCTACTGACGCTAGATGTATTGGAGCGTATGATGATAGCCAGCACGAGACAATATACTGGTTTGTAACAGATCCAGGGAATGTTGATATGGTACTATCTTACAACGATAGAACAAGCACGCTTCTATACCACGTAATATCAACAACAGTACTTAACTTCGATACTAAGTATTTAGTAAACGGAATAGATTTAATTGATGGTCTATTATTCTGGACGGATAACTATAATCCTCCAAGACGAATAAATGTAAATAGTTCGTACGCATACCCAACTATGGGAGTTGATAACATTACAGAGGACGATATCTCTGTGATTGTTGCGCCACCACTAGAGTCTCCTACAATAGTTCCGTTGACAGCATCAACAGAAAAGAACTATATAAACGATAAGTTTGTATCCTTTTCTTATAGATATAAGTATAAGGATGGTGAGTACAGTGCGTTATCTCAGTTTAGTGATATAGCGTTTACGCCTAATAACTTCTTTCTTGACTTTACCAGTTATACGAATGGAGCTATGGAGAATATATTTAACTCGTATAGTGTATCATTTAATACAGGAAATGAGAATATAGTACAGCTCGACTTATGCTTTAAGTTATCAGATTCAAGTATTGTAAATATTATTGAAAGGTATAACAAGTATGAGCAGGGATGGGGAGATAATCAAATAAAGTCTATTGTATTTGATAACAGAAAGATATATACTGCGCTTCCAAGTTCAGAACTAACAAGACTATTTGATAACGTACCTCGTATAGCTAAGTCTCAGACCACTATGGGTAACAGACTTATGTACGGTAACTATGTTGATGGTTACGATATCGATACAAATATTAATTATGAGATTTCTGGTGTTAGTGAGAATATAGGGGGTAAAATTTTAGATGTTTTTACGGATGATGGATTTTATACTATAGATGCATCAGATCCTAAAACAATACCTAGTGGTATTATAAAGTTAGACTTTACAGGCACAGAAATAAAAACTGGATCGTTATTGTCAATAAATTTTAGACTGCTTCATTATTCATTCTCTGGAGATCCTTCCTATCCTTTGGAAGGTGTTTTAAATGAATTTGATTATTTTTTTAATTTTAATATAACAAACGATTTTTCAAGCGCATATCAATTATCTCAGAATCAAGCGTTTATAAACGCAATATACGAACACAACCCTATAGCTGATTGTGGGACTGGATTCTCGTTAACAGATAAATTCAACTGCAGTATTACAACTGTAATAACATCCCCTCCAGATTGGGATATTGAAGGAACAGGGATAAGTGCTGTTGATCAAGGGTTTACAATAATAGCATCTCCAACAGAACCAAACATTATAAAGTTACAGATACCAGCGATAAAGTTTGTAACAGATCCACCTGATTTAGAAGCTTATGAGTACCTATCAGATATAGGTACTATTGCCTCATTATCAACGTTAGAAAATAAAAGAAGTCTACATAGCAATAGAGACTATGAGGTTGCTATTGTTTATCAGGACGAGTATCTTAGAAGCTCTACTGCTTTAGTTTGCGATACTAACACGGTGTTTTTTCCAGCGTCTACATCTGATCTTAAGAACTATATAGTCGCTAATATATATAACCTTGCTCCTACCTGGGCTAAGAGGTATAAGTTTGTTGTTAAACCTTCTAAGGCTAAGTATGAAACTATATATACAAACCTATTCTTTCAAGATGATGATGGTTTTGTGTGGTTTAAATTAGACGGAGAGAATATAAGTAAGGCAAAAATTGGTGAAAAATTAACCGTTAAAAGAGATTCTAACGGAGCTATGAATAACCTTGTTACTGTTACTGTTCTTGATGTTAAGTCTCAGTCTGATAATTTTATAACTGGACCTAATGCTATAATTTATGAGCCTGCTGGTGTTTATATGAAGATGAGGGTTTCAAATTTTGAAGTTATTTATGAAAAAAATTCTTTTATACAAATAGGACCTCAAGGAGGTATGCGTACTAGTAGTTATCAGAATTATTACTGGGATCTTTCGTATGCAAATCCAAGTTATAATCCAGCCATACCTATAGACGCAGAAAATCAACCTAGAATACCTTATAATATACCTTCTGGTAGTATTGTAAGGTTTAATATAAATATGAATAGAAATGGTAGTTCGCTAGATGCTGACTGCGGATCTAGAACTTATAATTATGTAAGGACTGTTGTAGCCAATCAAGATTACGATAACTTATATTTATTTGCTCAGGGTGAGGGTGTAAACTTTGAGGATGGTGTGATAGGTGGTGATGATGACACTATGAACACCAACGACTACAATCAGACGTTAGGATTTTTTGCACCGTGTTATCCAACGAATACAGGTTGTGCCACTGCTGGTACTTATTGGAATAGAAATATAGGATGGTATCTTATTCCACCTTTTTGGGCAAACCCTTATGCGCAACCTGGAGTAAATAGGTTTATGTTTCAGAGGACTGATCCTGAAGATCCATTTAAACCAGAACTAACGGGGGGGTATTATTTTATTGCACAGACAGGTACTCCAGCTTGTTTAACTTATCCTGATATAAAAAATTCTTTTTTAGGAGGAGAGATTACAATACAGCTGGCAACATCTCTTTTTGTTTTTGAGACAGAGCCTCTTGATGCTGACGGAGAGATTTTCTACGAGGGTAGCGATAGCTTTCCTATAGTAGACAGACTACATATGAGCGGAGACGCTCCTGGAGATGAAGATCAATTAAATACAACTACAGATCCTGCTGTTGTAACTATCAACTCATTTGACTGCTTTTCGTTTGGTAACGGGGTTGAGTCTTATAAAATAAATGATTCAATTGTTGGCGATCCTTTCTACTTAGGTTCGCGTGTTACCGCTGTAGCTCAGGAACAGTATAAGGAGGCTCATAGGTATGCATCTATAACCTATAGCGGAATATATAATGCTGAGACAAACATAAACAAGTTAAACGAGTTCAACCTATCACTGGCAAACTTTAAGGACTTAGAGAAGTCATTTGGACCTATTAATAAGATGTACGCTAGACGTACAGACGTTCTAGTTTTACAGGAGGATAAGATATCATACACATTAGCTGGCAAGAACTTATTGTCTGACTCAACTGGAGGTGGACAGATTGCGTCTATACCAGAGGTGTTGGGTACTCAGATTGCAAGAACTGAGGACTACGGTATTAGTAACAATCCTGAGAGTTTTGCTGTATTAGGTGGCGAGGTTTACTTTACTGATATAAAAAGAAACGTAGTACTTAACCTTAGAGGTGGTTCAGCTCAGGGAGACGCGCTTAGTGTTATTTCTGATATGGGTATGAAGTACTGGTTTAGAGATGAGTTTAAGAACTCACAGAACTATTTCAAGATAGGCGGGTACGATCCTTATATGGATGAGTACGTTATTCACCTTACTGAGAACGCTATGCCAACAGAAACAGATATTTTTGGTTGTGGAATTACAGTGTCTAAACAAAGTGTTAATGGACTTTACGAGTTTGATGTGGAGATTGGTAATCAGATAGGAGAGGTAACTATTGATCTGTCTTTATTTAGTGGAGAGATAAATATTGTAGCAAATTATAATGGTGTCGATGTGGTTGATGAAATAATAACTATTCAGGACGACTACTCGTTTACATTTGAAAAGTTGTTAGTGTTTCCTAACACGGTTAATATAAAAATAACATCTATTAACGCATCGTTCTCAATCAATACAAACTGCATAAATGTTATAGACTACATAAATGTTTATAGAGTTGTTTACAATAACCCAGGGTTAGAGGATCAGACAATACATAACCAGTACAGATGGAGTTTAGGAACTTATAATAGTCCGTTAAGTACTGACTTTATAACTATGGAGGCTGATGGTGTTTCGTTATACGAAAGTCAGTTCGGAGGTTTGTCTGATGGTATGATACCAGCTGACGGAAGTGATATCACGTTAATTTCACAAAAAAGAGTAGGAGATACATTTACATTTGATCCAGACCTAAACTCTTTCAAGTATCTAGTATCTAATAATTTATATACTCCAAGTCAGTTGTTGCCTTTGTTGAGCACTATAACACCAATAACTGGAACGTATCAAACTGTTATAAATAATATAGAATTGGCAGGTTATGAGTACCTATACTTAGTGTGGGATTACAGAAGTCTGTCTTCAATAACACTATGTTATGACGAGACTAATCCTTACGTTTTATGTTGTGATTGCCCTGTATCAGACTCTTACTTTATAGACTCAGATTCTTTTATAACTGCTACAAGTATTTGGACTGATGAAAATCAGACAACTGTTGCTGATGATGGGTTCTATATGATTGATGATGTATACAGACAGTTATTATCTGGTGTCCTTTTAGATCCTGTACCTTGCAGCGGATGTGTTACACAGACATTGTGTTTCGTAGGATTATGGGAAGAGGGAGATCCAGCACACCCTGACGGAGGTACTATTACATATGTAAACCCAGCTGGAGAAACAATTACACAGGATCTAATATGGCAAGGTAATGTTGTTACTATAGAATTTATAGATATAATTTCTTATGTTGGAATTTATGAAATTAACTGTAATCCACAAGTACAATGCTTCGAAGGTATTTGGGAGGAAGGCGATCCAGCTCATCCGACAGGAGGAAGCGTTACTTATATAAACGCTGAAGGGGATACCATAACACAGGATTTGATATGGTTGGATGATACCGTGGCTATAGAGTACCTAGAGATAATATCATTCGTTGGTGTTATTGAAGTAGCTTGTTCTTTTTATTTAGCCTTTAGAACTGTAGGTGCTAATGAAGGAGAATACAGCTGCGATGATGTTCCGTTTGTTAATTTTTATATATCAGGAAATGTATTATGTACTATTGAGACAGGAGAGATAGCTTGTAATACACAAAATTTACTAGACAGATTTAATGGAGATGATAAGTATTACGTAGTTTATAAATCATTGTGTCCTTTAGAATCTAGCACCTATGTTGTTCAGATAGGCATAGACGGATATATAACAGTAATTGAACAATGCCCACCACCACCACCACCACCATAATAAACTATGAAGTACACACTAACATACAACAAGAACGTAGAGGGATGGACATCATTCTTTTCATACCACCCAGAGATGATGCTCGGTATGAACGGAGCGTTCTATTCCTTTAAGGGAGGTGAGCTGTACAAGCACAACACTAACGTCAACAGGAACACGTTCTATCAGGATTGGTGGAACAGGGTTGATAACATCCTACCTCCAAATAATTCACCAAACGCTTTTGAACCATCGAAGGTAACGTCTGTATTTAATGACGAGCCTATGACCATTAAGAACTTCAAGACTATTGCGACCTACGGGAACAGCCCTTGGAGCTGCTCTGTCGTGACAGACCTGTCTACTGGGGATATAGACTCAAGCTACTTTGTAGAGAAGGAGGGGAACTGGTTTGCGTATATCCGTAACCTATCAGGCGATGACAACCTTAGACTTCGCTCCGCTCAGGGCGTTGGATCAGTGGATACTGTAGATGATCCAGGGACCGCTGCTACCATCTTAAACTTCACGTTTAATGTTGGAACAATCGTAAGCATTGGCGACTTAGCGTACAGAAATGATGCTGGAGTTATAGAGTTTATAGGTCCTATTACAGGATTTACAAGGACATCTATAGAGATAGATAACACGCCTCCTTTAGCTAATCCAGTTAATAATGGAGACTACATACTATACATAAAGAACAGCGTGGCTGAGTCTTACGGTGCACGTGGATACTATATGCAGTACGAATTAGAGAACGGTTCAAATAATAGGGTTGAATTATTTTCAGTAAAATCAAATGTATTTAAAAGTTATCCTTAAAATTATTATCTTTGCACAATGCATCAGTGTAGATTAGAAAACAAGGAGGACTTTTATAGCACGTTATGTATGTGGTGGGATGAATGGAATTTTCCACACGTGTCATACACATCGCTGCCTAAGAGAATATTTATTGTTACTAATAATGACGTTGATTTATATGCCATTCCAGTTTATGTTGGGGATTCAGACATTTGTATGATGGGATTTGTAACAGGGAATAAAAAGGCTGAAAAAAAATTAAGAACTGGAGCATTAAACAGTCTTAACAAGTATATTCAAGAGATTATGAAGAACT